CTATATTATGCCGACGAAAGCCATGTTTGTACAAATGGTTATGTTCCATATGGCTGGCAATTCAAGAATGAGGATATTTACATCCCATCCGAGAAGGCAGCCCGGCTTAATATCTTTGGCATGATTACCAAAAGGAACCAATATAAAGGTTTTACCACACAAGAGTCCATCAACGCAGACAAGATTGTGGACTATCTTGACAGATTCTCTTTCAATGTCACGAAGAAGACTGTAATTGTCTTGGACAATGCTTCCGTTCATAGAAATCGGAAAGTTAAAGAACTGAGGAAAATATGGGAGAAAAGAGGATTGTTCCTCTTCTATCTTCCACCTTATTCTCCAGAACTTAATCCTGCCGAGATTCTTTGGCGTATACTTAAGGGCAAATGGATAAGACCGATAGATTACGAGACTACGGACTCGCTTTTCTATTGTACAAACAGGGCCTTAGCGTCTGTGGGTACGAACTTATTCGTGAATTATTCATATTTATAAAATTAATTTTGAACAGTTACTTATCTTGGAATATCTCATACATTACTTGTGGGACAATCGCATTGCCATATGCCTTTATCGATTCCTGCCGCCACTTTGAAAAGGCAATACCGTCCAATCTGGTGGAAATCCCATCATCTCGGCTACAAACAGGGGATTGAGTTGGGAAGTTTTTCCACCGTTCTGCGAATGATGCTCTCCTAACATTACCGGCAGGTTGCACAGAGCATCCGTCCTCATTTTCCCATTTTTTCTTTTCAATGCTTGTGGGGAAACGGAGGGTTGATAGTCCCTCGCTGCTGGAGTAGGGAGCATCCCATTCACCGCCATTGCTGTCAAAGCTGTGCCCATTTGACTGTTCGGATTGTATTTCTTGCTGTACTTGTCCGCTTCCCGGGCATTGGGAGTAGGAAGCAACCGAACCATTCTCGCAAGTCCTACGCATCCGTTCTGTCCGTTCTGATTGATTCTCCTCGGAGTCCCGTTTCTGGTCGTAACAAATTGGTCGTTCTTTCCAATTATCGCTCCGGTTGTTGCATCGCTCGCCATCGGAGTGGGAAGAAGCCCGAACGCAGCCCCTGACGAAAGGTTGTTGAGTTTCGTACCCGTTCTGTCTTTCGTTCTCGCAGCAGCTTTCATGGGGTGTTCCACCACTTCCACGGCACGTGGTGTCGGAAGCAGTCCTACCGGATAGAATGTTGTCTTCCCATTTTCGTTGCATACCTTTAACCCCTGCGTCTGCACGGTGGGCAATAAAGAAGACACGGTCTCTTCTGTGCGGCGCTCCGACGGCACAAGCCGGAATAACAACCGGTTGGACGAAATATCCTTCACGTTCAAGGTCGTTACACACTGTTTCGACAACGTATTCCTGCCGATGCAATATTCTTTTTCGGTCAACCTCTCCGAACAGAGATTCTTCACGTCCCAACGCAGTTTCACTGCCGGGTTGTACCATTGAGAGGATTCCAGCAACGTTTTCACCAACAACCCAATCGGGCTGAATCTCCCGTATCGCTCGTAGCATTTCCGGCCAGAGGTAGCGGTCATCTTCCGCTCCCTTTCGCTGTCCGGCGCAAGAAAAAGGCTGGCAGGGAAAACCTCCGGTGAGGACATTGATTTTTCCACGCCACTCTGTAAAATTTGTTTTCGTGATGTCTTCATAACTTTTGCTGTTTGGGAACCAATAATCAAGTATTTTTCTCCCGAACGGGTTTATTTCACAATGGAACATATTTTTCCAGCCCATTTCCTCGGCAGCTATTTCCGGACCACCGATGCCGCTGAACAAACTACCATGGGTAAACTTATTCTTTTCCATGATTACGGATTTTTTGTTTTTGCTACTTTAGTTGGTTCATAGTACTTGCATTTGTCTGTTCCCGGATTGTATGCTGGCCATACCCATTGCAAACGTGTATCGGGTGGATCGGGCAAATAGCGTTTACAACTCTTGCGGATTGAGCAGGTAACGCCCGAACAATAACTATAATCTGTATTCATCGTCATAATGTTTTTAATTAGTTTACTGTTTTCTGAATGACTGCTCATTGCCGAAATTGATGATTAGCATCATTTCACGGAAACGGTCTGCAATTCGTTCGTCGTAATATTCTGCAATTTCTTTTGCCGTAAGATTGGATGAGACCAGCGTACAGAACTGCTCTTCATAGCGAAAAGACAGCATATCCATGGCGGCGGTTACGTAATCGCCATAATGAATGCTTTCTTTCGGTTCGGAGCCGAGTTCGTCGATTGCGAGTATTTCGATTTGGCGCAGCCTTTTGTAGCGTGCCACATCGGAGGTGTTGTCGCGTGTGGGATTGTTATACGCTTTAGCCAGCAAGACGAGTTCTTTAGCCGATACCATCATGTAGCCGCGTATCGGATATGCATCCGCATTGCTGTTATACCCCTCATCAGAGCGCAAGTAGTTTATAAGGTTTTGCAATGCACGCAGAATGGTGGTTTTCCCATTTCCGGCATCGCCGCAAAGGAACAATCCGAAAGTGGAGGCTTCCGATGTAATCCAATTGGAAATGTCCCAAAGGTGCTTTTTGTATTGTTCGGTGGCATTAAATTCCCTATGCCTATGAGCAACTTCCACCCGGCACGCTTCATATAGCATAGCGTAAACTTGCTTGGCGGTATATGGCAATCTAAAACGAGTTACCATATGTTTTCTCTTCATCAGATTTGAGAAGATTACCTCTGCGTTGATTTCTGCTTTCGGGTCTAACTTTATCATCTTTTCTTTTATTTTTATCATTTACAATTCTCAACCATGCGTTGAAGTGCTGTTTGGCATCCTGTAAGGAAGAATGCCGGTCTTTCCCGTCTGCCAGGCATTGCACCCGGAAGTCGTCAAGACTGCTGCGCAAAGAGGAAATATTCGTTGCATGAAGCACTTGTAATTGGTCAAGCCAACACTCGTCTTTTTTCAGTTCGGCAATTTCTTCATCGATAGTCATGGAGTAAGGCTCGTATTGCAGTTCGTTTTGCACTGTTGTACTACCTTGTATCGTTTGTGGATTGTCATTCTTTCGTGGCAGTTTTTCAGTTTGTTTGGGCTTTCTTTTCTCGATTAGGTTATAATCCCCAATATAGCAAACACGACGGCACTGTACGCATATACGACTATACCTTTCCTGAATACCTTTAGAAGTCAATACTTTTTCAGCGTCAAACAATTCTTTTGAAAACAACCCCAGTGTCAGGCAGGTTTTGATTACTTCTGATATATATGCCTCCTCAAATCCCGTAAGCTCCGAGCAAATGAAAGGCAACTCTTTATCCCACTTCATATAATACCCACTCTTGTAGATATTGCAGAGCAGCAGAGCATATACCGTTATAGCTTTTCCACCTTGATACTTGATTAGTTTTCTTATTTTAAGGTCGTTAAATATATCTATATCCAGAGGGAAATAGTCAAGACCTTTTTTAAAAGTTCGTGCCATATCTGACTTTTTTAAAATTCATTTCTCAAATAATCATCCACTTCACGAATGAAATCATCTAGCGAAAAGCACAGAACATATTTGTATTCTCCGTTTTCACATATTATCTTTTGCCATTCTTTTTGTGATGGAGATTGATAGCCGCCTTTCTTTTTCATTTCAATGAGCAGCGCACCATAATCACGATTGCTTTTCAACAGAATCAAATCGGATACACCGGCTGTTACGCCCTCAGCTTTCAATTTGCCACCTGTAACAGTATCACGTCTTCCTCCGTTCGGCACAGCAAACAACCGGCCTTTTAACTTCGGATACTTCAAATTGAACCACTTTACGCAAGAGCATTGTATGCGATGTTCCTCATCGTCATATTTTTGCTTCTTTTTTCGTTTCCTTTCCATTTGAAGCATTTCCTCAAGTGTCATTGTCGCTTTGCTTTTCGGGTGTAACAATGGTGTCTTTTCCGGTCTTGTCTACTACAACTTTTTTCCCACCAACGGTTATCGTTGTCCTGCAACCTTCGGGGAGAGATTGTATGAAATTTCGTACAACAGGCGAATTGGCATTTTCACTGATGGTATCCGTAATGGACTCATCTGCGGCATATGGATAGACGTCCATAATGGCAGTTTCCGCTACCGATGCAATTTGGTAGTCGGCCATTGTGCCTTTCATACCCTCATCCAGTTTATTTACTGCATCACGCAAGTCGGCTGCTTGTACCAGTACGTTGGTAGCCGTCTTTTTTTCTGCTCCACTTTTTTCATCTGAGGTAATGAAATACAGCTTGCACTTGAACCAGCGGTCGGCACTGTCTTCCTCACAGGGAAAGAGCTCGCTATAGTTGGCACGTTTAATGTCGGAAACTGTAAACTCACCGGAAATAAAGGGTGTCATTTCTTCAATGATGCGTGCTTCCGCTTCCGTGAAGCTGAGCGCGTCAACCAGATAGGGTTCTGTTACTTTCTTGTTCATTCCGTTATCCATTGTCTTTTCATAACGGATTTTACATTCAAACCACGTGTGCATCATGAGTTCATTTTTTCTTTGAGTTGTTTACTGACTACAAGTTTTACTGTTCGTCTTGCCGGAATGATTACCGTTGTTCTCTTGTAGATATTACGGGCTTTCCTTTCTTTTGTGATATAAGTCTTGATAGTGCCAAAACCACGTATATAGACACTTTCACCTTTACAAAGTGCTTTCTCAATAGCATCAAAAGCACAATCTACGGCTTGAATAGCCTGTGAGCGACTAATAGTCGTATTGTTGATAACATGTTCAACGATCTCAATTTTTCTCATTGTTTTTATTTTTATTAAAATGATAGATCACTATTGTTTGGTCTACAATTCTCAGTTTTGTATTGAGTATTTTCAACTGATTTTTTCATTATGATTCTTGATTTAAATCCGCAGATAGAAGTAGGACGATGGCTGCAATGGCAAAACTCATTCCTAAAATGGCATACGTATATGCTTTAGAGGATTTGGATTCTAAAGCAAAATGAAAGTTAACAGCAAAAATGATGATATTCAAAACAATAAATATTATATCAAAATAGATTCTCATATTACTTCTTTATTTACTGGTTACTATTATTTTTCCTCATAATCACAAATGCTAATAGGGATTCTTGTTAAATGTTAACGAAAGCCCATTTGTAGCGGCTGTTATTTCTATCTCTGGATATAATCTTTCTATTCCATGGATAAACTCCGTTGCATTGCTGTTATTGTCGGACAGATGCAGGAGTAGAATGTTGCATACTTGAGACAGGTCATTGGCTTGCAATGTGAGGAGACAGTTATCATAGGACATGTGCGACTTAATGGTGCGTTCGTAGCGTTTCTTGTCAATGCGCCCGGCAGTGAAATTTGCATCAAGAATTTCCTTGCTATAATTGCACTCCAACATTACATTGTTAAGACCGGGAAATTTGTATTTTAGGAAATAGGTGTCTGTGGCAAACAGCACTGTTCCGCACTCTTCATGACGGATGAGGTATCCGTAAGGTTCCGCAGCATCATGTTGTACAGGGAACGGTATCACTCTAAATCCATTTATCACAACTTGTTCGAATGGCAACAGCCCTTTTGCCCAATAGCTGGAAGAGAAACCAAGCGCATGTTTTGTGCCTTGACTCATATAGCAAGGTATGCAGGCGTTTATAAAATCGCCCACACATTTGGCATGGTCGCCATGCTCATGGCTGACGATACAACCAACAATGCTGTTTAGATTGAAGTCAAGAACTTTTTTTACTTTGTTGAACTTAACTCCGGCTTCCACTGCAAGTACCTCACCAGTCTTTTCAGACTGGAAGAGGTAACAGTTGCCTGATGATGAAGAACCTAACACATGAAGTTTCATTTCAAATAGGATTAATAGCCCGGTCCATCATCCTCGGTTGAGGCTTGGTTTTCGGTACTTGTTTCACCTTGGGGCTCTTTAATTTCTCCTGTTTCAGGGTCAACACCTGCCGGAACTTCGTTGGAAACCGGAGCTACTGCATCATCAAAACTGATAGTGCCTTTGTTGGCTTGCGTGGAAATTTCTTTCGCAACCTGTTCTGTAACATCGACATAATCGGCGTCCTCTACATTTTCTTCAACGGTACGCATACCCATTGACAGTTCCGGTGAGTATGTAGAGCACCAGAACGAGGCGGCACGGTAACGTAACATCTGTTCGGGCATAGTACGCCACTTGCTGCCGTTTTTGCTATACCAACCCTCATCAATCGCCATTTGTATGGTAACGGCTGTACCACGTAAGGCAAGTGGTGATTTTGATGTAACCGGTTTTCCGTTCTCATCATGCGTAACACCTTTAGGAGTAGTCCATGCCACACACTTGACATTTGCCACACCGTTATTGCAAACTCCATTTGATGTCAATTCAAACTTCAGTGGTTCAAAGCGTCCACAAGTATTGATAGTGGCAATTAGGAACTTGGACGACCAAGATGGGCGACCATATACAATGTACAAGTTCTGCATTACCATAAGAGGGGATGCGCCAATGCGTGTGGCCACATCGAATGCGATTACGCAGTTGGCTACTGCTTCGGCTTCAGAGACCGTTTTTTTAGGTCCTTCTCCGGTCTTACCGCCAACAACACCGCCAATGCGGTAACTTTCGGGTACAAGACTGGAATTGGCAAACATGGTGGAGAAACGGTTGAGCGTTTCAATGGTTGTCGGGTCAAAGAAGTTGATGCCAACAGGAACGTTACTTTGATGTGTAACCGGTGTGATTTGTCTTTCGTTCATAATTCTAATAATTAAAGATTTAACTATTTATTTTACTGTTAGTTGACTGTCTGTTGTAACCTGCAAGAATATCATTTGTGCGTTGGAAGCAATGAATGTATTCACGCTTTCGGCACGGTCAATGAACATTGGAGCATAGACTTCGTAATGCCTTGCCAATGTGTTGGTGATGTCAATACCTGCGTTCACTTGCTTTGCTGTATTGCACGTACCATAGGACACACCATCAATTATAGGGATACATACTTCGTATTCGTTTCCGTCAAGAGTGGTATCGAAAAGTTTCCAGTGTACCATGCCAAACAGCGAGTTCAAACGGCTCTCACAATCATCAATGCGAGCTTTGGCAAACTTAGCAGCTATATATTCACGTTTCTCTATGTCGGCTATCTTCTGTGCGAGTTCACGACCTTCCTTTTCAAGACGCTCTATTTCTTTATCATAGTTGGCGATAATGGTACGGTTGTTTAGTTGGATTTCCAAGTTCTTAATAGCAGATTTCACCAACTCGGCACGTTCGGACAGTTCGGTATCTGTCTGAGTATATGTGATATTTGCTATTTCTTTTTCTATCTCATCCAAACGTTTTAGGTTTGCTGCATACGCAGGCAGCTCGTTTTCGTTGATGGCGGACGGTGCTGCTTTCGGGGTGGATTTCAGACGATCATACAGCCCTGCAATACATTCGTCAATGGCAGTAATCTTTTTGGAATGCTCTACAAGTTCTTCATTACGCCTGTTTAATTCCTCTCGGTATGATTCGACTTGTGTCGACAGGGATTTTCCACGTGATTGATTCTCTTTGAGCCTGTTTTGTTTATATTCTTCAAACTTTTGGAGAACGTCTTGTATCATATTGTCGGGTAAAGGCTGGCCGCAATGAGGACAGATATTATCACCGGTGTACTGTGTGGCACGAATGGATGCCCATTCGGAACGTAATTCTTCAAGTCTGCTTGTTGTTCTAGTTATTTCTTCGTTCAAATACTTGATGCGTTCTTTTGCACGGGTAATGTCTATATTGCAATCCGATCGTTCGGAATGAATATTCTTCAACTCTTTCTCGATTTCATTACGTGTTTCGTTCTGCTTATCGGCTTCCTCCTGACGACTTCTCCTTTCTGCGGCAAGAATATCCTTCTGTTGCTGTTCGATTTGCCGTTTTTCACGGTTCAGCGCAGCTTTTTTATCGATGGCAGATTGCTTGCGAGCATCTTCAGAATGCAGAAGTTCGTTTATTTCTTCCAGCTCTTTCTTTTTGTCGGTGAGCATTTCTTCCAATGAGTTCCAATCCTCGGCTTCTGGTTTCATCTTGTCCGTTTGGTCGATACGTGGCTTGATTTCATCCGCTTGCATTTTTAGACGTTTTTTCTCTGCGGCAATCTGCCGACGATAATCCGCCAATGATTTGCCACTCAACATGTCTACGAGAGCGGTAAATTCTGCATTTCCCTGCGCCAATTCGTTGTCTGTTTTGGCTCCGGCAATGGACATTAACACTTCACGTTGAACATCTTGTTTTAACGATAGGAAATACTCGGTATTGGTTAGCATCTTGAAAAGGTTCTCATCAATGATTTCGGCATTTATACGTTCCTTATACTCATTGACACGAACAGGTACGCCGTCCCATGTGCATTCGGTGACATTCCCCTTGAACACTTCCTCTACTTGTCCACGAGGTTTGACCCATTGCTCCTTATACTCTCGTTTGATGGTAATTTCCGTTCCATCAACGACTAATGTTCCCTCTACGGAGCATTCACAATGCTGTAGGGGATTGCCCTTTTCGTCTGTGGTGCGCAAGTTGAAGTCTTTACGGTCTTTGCTGTCCTTGCCGAAAAGCAGCCAACAGAACGCATCCATGTGCCTGGACTTGCCGAGACCGTTACGACCACAGATACGTGTAACAGTGCCATCTGTATGGAACTGTGTTGTCCTTTCTTTTTCTCCACGCCAGTTGCGAAGCGTGATTGATTTTAGCTGAATTGCTTTCATCTACTTTGATTTTTAATAGTGAAAAAATAGTGGGAGGAACAGGATTTGAACCTGTGTCCTGCTGCATCTTGGCCATTTGGGTACGTACCGCCGCTCTATCCGCTGAGCTATCCTCCCTTATCATTTGAAATAGTCTTGTTGTAACCTTTGTAGTGTACGCAGTTCGATTGTGCGGTATTCAACTTTGCCCGGACGCTTGCAGGGGGTTATTTTACCCTGCTTGCGCCATCTATCCACATTGCCACGCCCAAACATAGCGTATGCTTTTCGCTGGCTGACCATTTCGGGATCATTGTGTGTATCGGCAAGCATACGGACTACAGAGGACGCTACATCGCGGACGAAAGTGTCATAAGTAACGGATTTATCGGGAAAATCAATAGTGAGCATAGGATTACGGATTAAAGTGAATACTCTGCACGATAATTTTCATCGGTTTTAATGAAATATGTAAGCACTTTTATTAGGGAACGTTTAGAACCGGGCTTGGCAATAGAGTCAACCAGACTTTCTCTCTTTTGCTTGTCTGTAGCAATAAAGATGTAGCCCACGTGTCTTGCTTCCGGTTTAAGAGGCTTGATTTGAGAATTTAATTTTTTGAAATTGATAGACATGATATTGTAAGTTAAGAGGTTATTTGTTTTCATTTTGAAACTCCATCCATGATATACGTACCAGTTTCCATGTGAGAAAGATGAATACAGCTGATACAAGATAGCCAATGAACGATGCGATGTTTCCAAGTATGATATGTGCCACAATGCTGACAACCACCGCAAAAAGCATGATGCAGGATAGTATCAGTTGTGAAATATTTACAAATTTGTTCATGATGATTACAAATTACGATATTCTGATTACTGTTATGATACGCTTTTCTCGGTCCGTTTCTGTCTGGTACTTACGATTCAGGATAAGTCCGAGATCGGAAGCCTGAGCACGGACGCTCTTAGTCTTTTCAATGGGGAAAGTAACCGTTTTACCTACTTCCAAATCCGTTAAAGTTGGACGTACTTTTACTTGATTTTCTGCCATTTTATTTGTTTTTTATGGGTTATTGTTTAACTTTATAGTGCAAAACTAATATATTTATTCGTGGCGAACAAATATTTTCGTCATAAAATTTAGTGTATGCGAAATTAAATATTAGTTGACTAATTCAAGTTCCTGTAAATCATGAATTTAGAAATTGTTAGAAAATTGAGCGAAAACAGAGGTGGTGGATTAAAGAAACTTGCTGCTGATGTTGGAATGAGCGAACAAAATCTACATAGATGCATTAGAAACAATAAGATTCAAGCGGCAGACTTAGAGAAGATTGCTTTTCTATTAAAAGCTGACATACGAATTTTTTTTGATGATGAAGTATCAAGACTATCAAATAATACAGTTGAAACAAACGGCGATTTTAGTCCTGCTTCGATGATGGGCAACGTGTCTGTAGGCACAGATGCTATTCTTGTAGAACGAGTGAAGCATTTGGAAGAATTGTTGGCTGAAAAGGAGAGGTTGATTAAGGTTTATGAAAAGTTAGTAGAGGGAAAAAAATGAGATATATAGTTGGAATAATATGTCTTATTACTTCTTTACTGTTATGTGCTTGCAGTGAAGATGACGAGAAAGGCGCTGAACGCTATTCGGGTGTATTTTTGAGTATGGAGGCTATAGATGCTATTACTCCGGAAGATTCTTTTTCTGATGTCATATTGCATAATGTTGAGTTTGAAAAAGTGGAAGTAGGAAAAGGAGAGCCTATAGAAGCTGGTGATTACACTGTGAAGACAGAAACTACTTACGACTTAATCATGCAAGAATCCGAAGCTGATCTGTATATAAAAACAGAAAAAAGAACAGATAAAATGTTTGAGGCAACTTATGTATATAAATATGTTTTTAAGCAGGGAACTTACGGAGTGATTGAAGTATCAGAAAATGCTATTACGGTCAACGGATATCCATATTGTAAACTTCAAAAATTTACACTAATACGTACTGAACCAATTGGAGAAAAATATTCCAAACAAGATACAGAGACAGAAAATTACAAGGGAGTATTCTCCTGCAAAAGCAATGGTAGAAGCATAACTTTGTCAAATAGTGATTATATGTTTGAAGCCGCGCTTGATGGTAACGAATGTAGGTTAACAGAATTATCTCCTGAACATAAAAATATCGGCACATTAGAAAAGCAATGAACGGAGAGTACCCATATTGTAAAACAGAGCCTTTTATGGATGAATTGAAAAAAGCCGCATTCAATGCTATCTACAAAGATGGTTGTGATAATTGTGGAGATTGGATAGATACATTGGTAAACTGTTATTCCGAAGAAGTGGTGGACACTCTTGGGAATAATCCCAATGAGGTTTATGCAGAATTGGAAGATATATGGGAAACCATGGATTATGAAGACCCTCGAACCGGTATTTGCCTAACTTATCAGAATTGGGCAGAATATTTCACAGGGGAGTTTGCCCATACAATCTACAATGAATTGATTAAATCAAAACAGGTGAACGAACGTAAATAATCCGTTTTAAAGCGTTCAAACCTTTAAGATGATAAAAGTATCGTTTTTCGTATTTGTGTTGATTGTGGCTTATCTATTTGCCTTAAATGGGTAATATATCAAGACTGGTAGCGGCGAGTTCTTCGATAAATGGACGAAAACATTAATCATAATAGACAGATACGAAGAAATTGAATAAACGAATATTGTTGAGAAGTATTATATAACTCATTGAAAAGTATCTTATTTTGGCAGCGGCGCAGGCTGCAATTGAGGAAGCATAAGCAATATAGGATAATATTTGATTTAGGCTGTAACGCCTGATAAACAGTTCGTTACAGCCTAAGTTGTTTTTAGGCGGTTCGTGCATTTGTCCGCAAAAAATGAGTCAAATAAACGGTACTTGCATACACCACGCATACACTTTTGAACAGTGGCGCATACACCAACGCATACACCATTAATAACTTATAAATCAATCTGATATGGCAACATTTAAAGTAGTCGTAAGAAAAAAGAGAGCTGACGGATTTTATCCAGTGTACATTCGTGTTGTCCACCGTTCAAGAATACCTCCAAGAACAAGGAGAATGACTAGCTGGCAGGTATAGTCGGTACGCTTTGTTAAATGCCAGACACCTTGTTTCCCAGAAGTACACAGGGCATTCACTAGGTATAATTTCGTCCTGAAGATTTCTGGCAAGGCAAATCCGAGCTATCTGGCAATAGCCAATAACCTAAAAAAGGAACAGATTGTCGGCTCTCTGAATACACTGGTACTAAATCTGAAGCCACAATCTACAGCTACAAATTTCTTTTGTATAATATTAAAGGCAAGGGGGTCAAACTCGTCAGGAATATCGCCACGTACTACAACAAAATCGTTTCTATATGATATATCAAGATATTGCATTATCAATCAAGACTAATTTCTACTAAAGTAAATTCACACATTCAAATACCTCCACAAATTCTTATGCTGAAACATATTAGATATCGGCAGCCTTGAAATTAAATACTGGCTTTATGATAGTTTCAATATCAACAGTATCCTTAATGTTATCCATAATTTCGTATTTCGATTTATAACCATGGGAGACTTATCATTAGTATATTCTGTTACTGTTTCACTATATACATCTTTCATTGATTTTTTGAAATCCTCCAGACTCATCTCCTTAAATGCCTGACTATGACTCATGATTCTCCCGGTACCATGAGGAGCAGAAAAGCTCCAGTCTTCATTGCCTTTCCCGATACAAATCAAAGAACCGTCACGCATGTTCAATGGTATAATACATTTTTCACCTAATCTTGCCGATATTACACCTTTTCTGATTATATTATCATTACCAATATAATTGTGAACACTTTCAAAAGGTCGAAAATGCTCTTCAGATGAAACAACGCCTTTTCCAACGATAAAATCCATAATCAGATTTACAATCAGTTTTCGGTTTATCTGTGCCCAACACTGGCAGATATGCATATCATGCAGATAGTCTTCCCAAAACTAACCTTGCAAATAACATAAATCCTGTGGTATGGTCAGTTTGCAAGTCTTAAATGAGTTGTGAAGATTTCTGATGACATCTTGTAATTCACTTTTCCGTCCTGCTTGTTTATACTCTTCAATGATACGATTTTTTTCTACCATCAGCTTGTCCCATCCGGACTGACATTTAACTGCAAGTTTCTGATAAATATCTGCCACCTGCTTCCCTAAATTACGACTACCGGTATGCACTACAAGGTAGTAAAGGTCTGACTCATCTTTGTCTAGTTCTATAAAATGATTTCCACTTCCAAGCGAACCTATTGATTTATATAGTCTGCGAACTTCCTTCAATTCACGATAACAGCGCAACTGCAATATCAATTGTTTTGCATTCTGATATATATCTGAATATTTTTGTGACAATGGAAGATAGTTTTCATCCCTAAAGTCACGTCCAGAAGGAATAGCACGAAGAATATATTCATTTAAAGCATGGAAGTCTATAGGGTTGTTGCAGATAAATGGTTGAACCAACATACCACACCCTATATCTACTCCCACTATATTAGGAATCACCTTGTCGCCTAAGTTCCCTGTAAATCCTATCACGCATCCTGCTCCGGCATGTACATCCGGCATAATGCGAATCTTGCAGTCACTGAATACATCAATGGACAGCAGCTGTCTGATCTGTTCAATAGCAGTATCTTCTATATTGTCTGTAAATATTTTCACATCATATCCATCTATCGTCTTCATATGAATATCTTTAATTACATTTGGTGAATATATCAATTCTGAAGATGTTTTTCTCCATGTCTGGATCATGAATCATCGTCCATTTTATCTGAGTGTCTTTTGTCTGTTTTTTCATAATACCATCAGATACTATCCTATCTAGAAATTTACGAACTATATCATCATTGGTCTCTCTATTATAATGAATTGCCACAATTAAATTGGATATATCATCTAAAGTATGATATTTCGTTGGAAGATACTTCTGCAGGTCACTCAATTCTGCATCAAGATAATTAATATTTCCAGACAACGTAAAGTAATCTATAAACTTTGTATCAGAGTAGTATCTCAAGAAACTTCTGACATCATTAAAATCAAAACAAATAAGACTGTGTTTCACTATCATATTTATAAATGAGCCTACAAAACCCATTACTTTTCTGTCGGCTTCATTATATAAATCTGAAATAGTGCTGCAAGGCAAACCATCATAGTCCACAACAAAAATCCCGTCTGCTAATTTTTCTATTTCATCAAGAAGTAGTAAAGCTTTTTCTCTCTTCTCCAGTCCCTCGGATGAGTGAGGTAATGTGACAACAAGCAATTTTACCTTTATTTGTATGTCAACGGATTTTTGTAGAAAACCTCTTATACAGCCTTCTCCTGTACCTCCACCAAGGCATACTATAAAACAGGACAGTATTTTATCGGTAATAATTTTCTCCAGACTTGGTAATATTTTCTGACACTCTGATTCTGCAAGGCTTCTATTCTTTCCACTGCCTAATCCATCTGCTCCTATCAGGTATTTATGCGGTAATGACAGTTCCTCCATTTCTTTTCTGTTCATACCAAACACACTTAACTCTGTATCGGTCAACTTACAAGCCTGTATTTTATTCACTATTCTGCCGGCTCCACCGCCAATGCCAATTATTGAAATAACAGGTTTAGATTCTTTTGGAAAAACAAATGGAAATTCTAAATTATTATCCTCCATATATACTTTTCTTTATTATATCATACACAATAAACATCCTTCTTCTTAAAAGAAAATAAACTGGCAGTAACATAAATACCAAAAATGCCAATACATAAACAACAGTGCGTTGAAATACTGTAAATCCAGAAATATCAGGATGTGACAATATACTGCGTAAAGGTTTCATTATTTTAATATTTAAACAATCAGGTCGGGAACAGGAACATCCATTCGGCATCAGTTTGTGATGCCAGGACAAAGACAAGGACAAAAGCAAAGTCAAAGACCGGGTAACATTCAAACCTCATATGGTATATATTACCCGTCGTGTTTTAAGTTAAACATGTCTCAAACCAATCCTTATAAATAGTGACTAATGATACTGTTCCCGTAAAGAAAGAATCGATATACCTTATGACATCAGCTTCTTTCAACCTGATTTATTCTTCCAATAGAGACAACTTTTCGTATGTCGTCTGAAGTGCATCCGGAACGATAATCTTCAGTTTGGATACACGATCAGATTCCTTTATCTGCCACTCTTTATATTGCGAAAACATCCGTTTGTACTGCAATGAAGCTTTGTCCAGTTCAGACTTATATTTTTGTTGCGATTCCAGATTCAACCGGTCGGACTCCCTTTTCAATGCAAACTTGATACGGTTAAGTTCACGCTCATTCTGTCTGTGTATCTTTTGCAGTTCAAAGAAGACTTCTTCCACCTTCTCCTGGCTTACCGAAGCTGTATGGGAGTAAATTAAGGTATCCTTTCCTATTCCATCTGCTGTATAAGGTTTCATCGTCTTGGTTAAAAGTTCTTCTCTGGCATCCGAAAACTTTCCTCCGGGATGGATATATTTTCCTATGGTTGCGGCTATAGCTTCAAGTGTAAAATAACGGTTTCGTTCTTTCACATTCATTTCAGCAATAAGGTCTTCCGCACGTATTTCTTTCGGAAGTTCTGTCTTTTCAATAACAGGATATCCGAATAACTGACACCATTCATCAAAGGAGCATCTGTTTATTTGCTGTATCTCCCTTTCCTTGGCTTTTATGGCTTCACGCATCCAGGCACAAAAAGCATTCATTTCTGCGATTTCTTCAAGCAGCCCCTTAACTTCAGATAAACCCTTTTCATCATAACCCAGACTGACTGTCTTCCCGCTTTCGGAGAGTGAGCCTACAATATCCACCTTGGTAGTAATGAAACTCATATTCTTCAGTTTTGCTTCATTACCCAAAACTGTTTTCTGCGCAAGGTCTGCTAAATGGGATGCAGAAGTTGAAGTCAGTCCCTTTTCTGAAAAGAATACCTCATTTACTTTCTCCATAAATTCTAATCCAATTTTTTAAATTCAAAATCATCCATACTGCAACATGCTTTTTTATAATCAAATCTATACAAACGCATATATGCTTCCTTTATTTCCTCAGCACCATTATAGAACGGATCGGATGTATGAATATTTGTAGTAACGATTACTTTCATTTCAGGAGTCAACACTGCATCACTTGTCCTTTTAATCCGTTTCGGAATTATTTCAAACACCCTGTCCTCCGTGTTTATAAATCCAACTGCTGCCATCATGAGATTATCTAAAATCAGATTACAGAAACACGAATCATCAACATTATTATTTGATAGTTCTTCCATAATTTGACAAGGGGTTCCTTCATTCCAGTCTCTATATTTCTTTGGTAGCCAATCTGTCCCCCAAATCCATTCTTTACCTGTACATGGGTGAATGTCATAAAATTCTTCGAGAAAATCATAATAAATTGCAAAGTCACCTTTATTATTAAATTCGTATGTAAGCCATAGAACCCTTTTCTTATTACTTATCCGATAACGGAAATGCCTTATCTGATATGAATTTTCAAAGTATGAAAAACCATGAAAATCCACATGTAAAAAAGGATACTGTTTTTCGACCTTTTTCCCAACCCTTTTCAAAGCATCAGATATAGGACCTTTAAGCGCTTCATCTATAACCTTATTCTTTAATGAAATAACTAAAAGAGCCGTTTTCATGAAATTTTTATTGAAAGAAATTTCATGTAGTATCTGACTTGATGAATAATATATTTTATTATTTTTAAACAATGATATCAGGGGAATCTTCATCTAAACTAATCCAATTTCTTAAAATCAAAATCGTTTTTACTGCAACATGCCTTCTGATAATCAAATCCATACAGGCGCATGTATGCCTCCTTAATTTCCTTGGCACCGTTATAGAACGGATCGGTAGTGTGCTGTTGTGTAGTAACTGTTACTTCCATTTCAGATGTCAGTACCGTTCCATTTGTTTTTTTACTCTCTTTGGAGTTACTCTAAATACTTTTGACATAATGTTTTATTTTAAAGGTTTACAATAAAAAGTCCCTCAAAACCCACCCTCATTTCTACATAACCGATATATGGTGATACTGATGTGCTGCCACATTCAAGGCTGTGCTACATACTCATGTACACAATGCTGGAAATACCCGACAAAATAACTCGCTTGTGTCCCCAAGCCATAAGTTTTCAGATTTTTCCAAACAGATTGGAGAAATATCGCCTTTATGCAAAAACTACCTCATTCATTTTCCTCTATCCACCCTCATCCTTTATATAATCAATGCTGGTTTTGCAATGTAATATATAATGTATACGTTTGTTTGATTATGAATCAGACAAAACTACATACTTACTTTTGTAAAGAATACAAGACATACCCGATATAACGGCTTGCCTTTATCCCAGGGCTCTAAGAAGTTAAGATGCATTGCCTCATATATAAAGGACTACACTAAAAAATTATAATAAGTCAACAGTCCAGTTGATACTCTGAATCAAGTTGTCCAGCTCCCTAAGTTGCTTGCAATAAGAATCGGTATCTTTACGCAAATTCGCTACATCGACTGTTCTGATGTATCTGATTTCATTTCTTCCGTATCTGGTTTCTGTTTCTGTAACGTGTTTCAGTACTTCACGCATCAGTGAGACTCTTGCTGAAAGAGAATCGCGACGAGCAAGCATTCTGGTCAGATTCTCCCCATTATGCGTAATCTGCATATTGGTACAGTTTATCTGATAGACCAGTTTCTCCTGCTTTTCAAGGCAGGAATCCAGTTCCAAAAACAGTGCTTTTACATCCTCGGCAGGAGTATCGCCCTCCTGAACCTTGGCACTGTCCTTCAATCTACCTTTCAGTTGGCTGATTCTTCTTTGCAAATCAGCCCTGTTGCTAAGTGCTTCTGCTAATTTCATAACGCTGCTGTTTTAAATTGACAATGCAAAGTTATTGCCCGTGATATGCCATATTGAGGCATTGAAAAAAAATATTTTTTCTTTTCGACGCAAATTTTCGCTATTCTTTGAGATTGAATATCCGTTTTTGGTTCTCATGCGACATTTCTTCTGTTCCCCCATAATAGGTTATTTCCCACAATAGTCCGGCTGTAAGTTCCAGTGGAGTAATTTCCACATCTTCATCAATGAGGATATCCATTCCTAAAATTTCCGCCCATGAATGATAGTTTGCCATAGGACAATCTCGCAGGTTATCTGCTTTTGAATAAACCGAACAGTTCATATCAATCATGGGGGTGCAGCTTTCCCAACGGCAAACCAACTTTATATAATAATCTGAAGGCTCTTCTTGTATGGCTTGAATGGACTGGTAAATCTTCCTCCATTTATTCAAATCCAACCGTTTTGCGAGTTCAGGAGCATTGTATCTCCATAATTTCAAAAAAGGTTGCAGAATTTCTTCAAAGTCATATTGTTCCAATAAGTGTTTAAAGGTAACAACTCCGAAAGAAATATTCCTTTCATTTTTTAGCTTCATAAAATATGATACGTTAATACAGTGAATTGATAACAAATCATACATCTTTTCTCCTTGTGAATGAATATGTCCGAACAGATGGTAAGCAGGTCGTGATTCTTCTACCCAGTCTTTTAACTTTCTGATACCGTCATTATCATCAAGAATACCTTGGGAAGGAAAATGTGTAATAAGTATATCGGTGTACTCAGGAACAGGAGATTGAATATCTGAGTGAAAGCTATTGCGTAAGCTCTTGCAACTTATAGAATAGAAAGATATTCCTTTGTATTCCATTCTCCTATCGTACAGGCACACAATATTGTCTGGAAACAACCGGTTGAGTTTGTCTGGATAATAATCAAACAGAATCTCATGATTTCCAGGAACAAATATACGTAACCGGGCAGGTACATTCGAATACCAGCTCAGAAAGTCTTTCAGGCCTTCCTCAGAAAAGTCTGAAATCACATCTCCTGCACAAATAAGTATATCAATATCCGATGGTATTCTCAGACCTCTGTGCATTCCGTGCGTGTCTGAAAATGCAAAAATACTTTGTCCTTTATAATTAAAATACATGGCTTTGATATTATAGTCAATACAAAGTTTTTACTTTATGTATGCCAAATCAGGGCATTGAAGAAATCTTATTTTAATGCCACAGTTTGGCATATGTGGTCTTATAAATTTGCAGTGTAACAGATAAACCGATTTGTATATGACAGTAAAAGAACTTTTAACTAACATCAGCTTTGACGAGTTGCTTCCAATTTTGAAAAAGTATGCAACGGATCACATCCATGATATCTATATTTTTCGTGAGGTCTATGATATTTTGAAAAATATTGAACCAAACGATGATTATCATGACGAAGTAATAGTATATTATAATGTCATGTTAGAATATCGTAGTCTAATCATTAGCAATATTAAAAGTAGTGCTTGGGAAAATGAATTGGCTAAAGATATTGTAGTAAAAGGAACTATTCAACCTGATTTACATGAGGTAGCTATGCGGTGTCTATGGAATCTTACTATGTATGGTTCTTCTCCTATAAAAAGAGACGATACAATTGATAAAATGTTCAACATTAACAATCCGACACTGCATTATGAAAAAGCTCTCAATAAATTAGATGAAAGAATTTGGAAACACCTTCCAAGACGATATAGATACTGGGATATAAATGGGAATCCTATAGTAATCAAGTATTCATGCCAATCAGCAGTTGGCTTTCTGATTCAAAAATTAAAAATTAACAAATGTAAGTAG